ACCTCAAAACATGTCTTCGCATCGTATCGCTGATAATCCTCGTCTCCGTACTCCGAATCCGATTCATCGAAGAAGTTGTATCTCGACACTTCCGAAGTCAGTGCCGCCACCATTCCATCTCCTTCCTCGTACCCTATCTCCTTCGGAATATAGATGCTCTCGTAAGCGATGCCTGTCTCACCAATACATTCCTCGATGAGCGACCCCAACTTCTCCACATCCATATCTTTCTCCTGATCCAGGTAGACATTCTTCAGATAGGCCAGCCCCGACACAACCGGAAATTCCGCCTCGATTGGAGGCACATCCCAATCTGATGAATATGCATCCGGCTTCATGTAGCCGCACCAAACAACAATCCCTTCCAACACGAATTCCACATAGTGCTGTTTGGCCGCCTCCGGAATCAGGCCATCCAAATCATCGTTGTCAATGACACGGATATACCCCGACTGCGTGCGCACCGGTGCCATCAAGTCATCGTAATTCTCCTCCGATGTCTCGAATGGTCCGTCACCTGCCGGAGTCAACTCCACGATGTCTCCGTCATACCCTTCGTCATAGATGTCAATCCGTGCCTCCTTGTCGCTGATCGTCCGGAATGGCACCTGCCAATGTATCTTCCTCATCCTTCTTCTTTTTACGTTGTTCTTCCATCATCCTTGCCATCGTTCTCAACTCTTCCAGATGCGCCTCTCGTTCTTCCGGAGCCTCATCCTCGCCCTCATTATCCCATGGAAGGTCAATATCCAATTCCTTTCCGGTCTGCACCTTATGAATAAGACAGCACAGCAATCGCATCTGTTCCCACGATTGTCTGTGCCGCCTATTCTGACCTTCAATGTATGACCGCGCTTCCGCCACCGTCATACGGTCCATGAAGTATTCCGGACTCAACCCACCTTCACCGCACACAAGCGAATACACTTCGTGCGCTGTCAGTCTTTTTTTTTATCATCCGCTGTATCCTCGCCTCCGGTGCCCAATACATTCATGCGCTGCACATAGTAATCCCTGAGCTGCGACACCAATGCCATGTCATTCAACGCCTGCAAGAAGTCATCCAATTGCAATGTACAACCTGGATTGCTGCGCACCAGGATACACCACCACATGATATGCATACAAAGCGTTTTGTGAGGATTGTACGGAAGATTGTCTCCGCACACTTCCTCATACATATACAGAGGACCCCAAATCGAATCGAATCCGAACTGATACTTCTGCCCCTTAATCCAAACTTCCATTACTTAGAGCTTTCAGTTGTGGATGTTCCCGTTGTCTCCTTCTTCAACGCGCCGACACCCGTCAACGTGATGGAGATTGTGGCATTATCGCCCTTCTTACCTTCTCGGTCAAGTGCCGTAATCAGAGCCTTGCCCTTATATACACTCGTGCCTGCCGTCCATCCGGCTGTCGGTACACCTTCGTCCGACTTATTGGAAGGAATTCCCATCGTCACCTCAATCGGCTCTCCGGCCACGAACAATTCAAACAGCTTGTCATAGACCATATCGATATCATCCGAATCGCTGGCCGTATCCAATGAATCATTCGTTGCCTCCCAACCTTGTGAACCAATCTCCGGCGCATCCCACAGTCCGTCATCCTTCGATGCCGCATCCTGCGTGTTCACCTTCAAGCTCAGTTTGCAACCTGTGCTCAATGCAATGACCTTAGCCGATATCCACAGCATAAGGTCCTTTCCGCGTAATACTTTCTTTTTCATAAATTATCGCTTGTTACAAAATTAAAACCACTTGTCACACATACTGCGTCCACCTCTTCCAGGTATTCCTCCTTGAAGGAGGTGAACCGCGACTCATCCACACTGAATTCCTCATAATCCTCGCACTTCCCTTCCAACGCCTTCCGGATGTCCGCTGCAATTCGAACCGCTTCCCCATAACTCTTAGCCACCACTGCTATCTCCACGTCACACATATCCGAGGCCGTTCCGTCCTTCGATTCCTCAACCGTGATGCTGCCGGTGGAAAAACAGATAAACGGATACTCAGGTGTTCCGACCGGAATATACAATGGATATATCCGGTCTCCTACCTTGTCCGTCACTGCCTTCGTGCCGTTCAACACCTCCTGCACATGCAATCCTACCAATACACTCATATCTACTATTCTTTGAATTCTGTCTTTTAGGTTACTTAATCTTCGACACTTGTTGCTGCTGCCAACGGTCCAATGTCGATGCCAACGTGCTCACGCCTGCACTTATTACGGTCTGTGTGGCTGGCGTGAAGAACTTCTTCCCAATCAATGAGCCTCTGTTAGCTGGCCTCATCTTCGTCCGCGCTCCGGTCAATCGCGCTGCCGTTCCCTGATTCACGAATCGAAGGATGAAGGCTCTGTCCGCACCTCGATATCCATTGACCTGCCTCGTCCTTGCGCTCACATTCCTCCGTCTCCGGATGCCGCTCACACCACCTGTCGACTTGCTGCCCTCGATGGCCATCTGCGTCACCGTCTTCTTGTCCAGGATACTCACGTTACCTCCGAGCTTGGTCTTGTACATCCTTACCTTGACCGCCTTCTTCGCTTTCCTTGGATCAGATGCCATCGCACTCGCCGCCGCCGACTGAGCCGCCTTCTTCGCCTGATTCAATATCTTGCGAATCTCGGCCTTCACTGCCTTCGCACCGCCATTATCCAATGATATCGAACTGACAATGGCCTCGGCCTTCGTCACGTCCGCTTCAATCTTCATCATAACAATTCCCCCTTTCCGACTCGCCGGCCCCAATTATTCACCGCCAACACAATCTGCTCTCCGGTCACGATGGCCCTGCGTGATTGATTGCCACTGACTGAGGAACCGGAATGAATCTCATTATACAGCTGCTTCTGATCGTGCTGATTGATGAACATCTCACCGCTCGACACGCGCGCCACAATACCATCCTGGAAGTTGCTACCAGGCACAATACCGCCTTCTGCATAGTTCAGACTGCTGATAATGCCGGTTACTGTGGATACCACTGCGCCCATCGCTGCCAAGTTGTACGGAAATGGCATCTTCGCACCCTGAGCCACGCCAGCTGCAATCGCTATACTGCTGTACTGAGCAATCAATTCGGCAATATTCTCCGCGATGGAGAAGACCTTGGCCGCATCGTTCTCGCCCATTGCGCTCATGGCTGATGCCGCCGAACCAAACATCTTCCCCATCGTTTCTGCTGCGCTGGCCGTATTATCCAACTGCTTCTTATAGGCCTCTGTCTCTTCCGCTCTCTTTGTCAGAAGCGCATCTACTACACCATCATCCTCAATCTCTTCCTCGATTGGCACCACAATCGGCTGCACCTCGAACTCCTTTCCGGCAATGTGCTCCAACATCTTGCGCCCAATCTCGCTGTCGTATTGGATGAGCGTATTCACGATGACTTCTTCTTGAACCTTCTGCTCTTCCGTTTTCGCCGGAGCTGTCGTTGTGGTCCTTGTCGTTGTGCTTCCTGCTGCGCTCTTCTGTGCTCGATTGGCCGTTTTAGTCATTGAATTTAAGGACCGCTCTGCGTTGTCCGCTTGCTCCTGGATACTGACGATTTTCTTCAGTTCATCATCCGGAATCTTGACCAACACTTCATTGTAAGTAATCGCTTGCTTGTATTTCTCATTCAGAGGTGCCGATTCTCGTTTTATTGCCTCCGTATCCACGCGCTCCACCGTATGAGCGTTCATTCCCATTCCGACCGTTTCATACGTTGTATATTTCGCCTTCAACTTTGCAATCTCGCCCTGATACTCCTTATACTCCTTCTGTAACTCCGCCTTTCTTTTCGGACCCATCGAAGACACATCAAGCCTCAGCACTTCATCAATCATTCCTCTGTTTATCTGCGATGCGTCCAAGTTGGTACCCTCGGCCACCCATTTACTTATTGCATCCTGCGACCTTGATTGGAGTTGATCAGTGACTTCTTTTTGGTCACTCAGTATTTCCCGAATCCTCTCATTCGCCGCCGTGCGCTGCGCATCCGTAGCGTTCGCATCCTTCAGGATGGCCAACTGCTCCTGGAAGTCCGCGTTATTCTTCGCTGTGAAGTACCCATACGAGATTGTGGTGTTGCCCAATTGGTCCAACGCCATCTGAGCCTCGCGAGCCTTCGAGATGATGTTGTCCAGACCCGTAGCAAACACGGAGAAGTCTCCGGTGCTCAGAGCCGAAAAGAATTCGTTCACCGAACTCTGACACGCACGCATCACTTGGTCAAACTCATCCGATGTGGTCTGACTGCCACGAATTACCTGCGTAAATGCCTCCGTTGCTCCCTGCGCCAAGCCTATCGCGCCGGCAAACTTCGCCACCATCGCCGCCGCTCCGCTCAACACCTCCTTCGCCTGACCTTGCGCCGCATTGAACTCGCTGATGGATGCCTTCGCTCGCTTGATGCCTGCGGAATACTCGGATGATTCACATATTAATCGCGTTACTACATCTGACATTTTTATTCTTTTTTAAGAAAAGAAGGGGACAAACTTACTCAGCTCGCCCCCCCTTCCTCGCATTAACTAACTTTTATATATAGACTCGACTCGAACTCTCCGATTATGCTGCCGCTGTCTTATACAGAGCGAAGGCCGACTTCTCCAATGTGGTCAGAGACCAATCGGAATTCAGAGTTACAACCACTGAATCCTCGCCTGCTGCTGTGTACGGATCCACAATCATGCGCACATCGCCGTGCTGATTGGCCGCGAGATATGCCCATACACCTGCGCCAATGTACTCTTCTCCGGCCTTGGTCTTGTCCTTGCCGTAGTTGATATACTCGGTGCAATATACCGGATATCCTGCTACCTTGTCATTCTCTACAATCATGCGGCCACTGCCTGCATCCACCGGAGTTGCCTCCAGGATGGCCTTCATGCTCTCTGACATGATATAACAGAAGCCGAACATGTCCACACCGCTCGCTGCCACCTTGCCCTTCATTGCAAGCAATTCCTTGTATGTGGGCACCGAACCGGCGAATGTGCCACTCGCCTTCGCGCCTGCAAACGGTCCGTGAAGGTCTGATGTGAAGTCCTCATGTGAGAAGGTCACACGGTTGAGCGTTCTGCGAAGACCTGCCTGAATCTGACCCTTCACGATTCCAATCAAATCGGAATAAGAGTCATTGATCGCCTGATTGGACACCTTGGCCTTCAAGCTCAGGCGCACATGCTTGGCATTGATCTTGCTCAGGTCAATCTTCGTCTCGTTCACTGCCACTGCCTCACCGACAATGCTTGCCTCAATTGCGCCAAGTGCCGGCCACTGAATGTTGCCCTTGACACCTGTCTGTACCTGAATACCCACCTTATCAAAGATAAGACCCATCTCCAACGGAGGAATCACATCCTTGATGGTCAGAGGCACCATGCCGCCTGCCTCGATGTCCGTTGTGGTCATCGCCTCACGTGCCAACACGTACTCGCGCTGCACACCGCCCTTCAGACATTCACGCAACATTTCGCTCTTGGTCTTCTCCTTGACCGGATTGGCCGTTGCGAAGTTGGTCATATCCACATTGATGGCAATCTCGCGAGACAACGTGTCGAACTCACTCTGAAGCTGCTGATACTTCACGTTCTCTTCCGCTGACAACTCTCGCTTGTTGGCCTTAGCCTCATCGATGATGGCATTCATACTCTTGTTCACATCCTCGCGCTTCTTCAGAAGCGATTCACGCTGCTGAATGAGCTGCATTACACTGATTTTGTTCTCGAACATACTAATAACCCATTAAATTTAACTTACGTCTTCTTCTATCCATTTCAAGCTGCGCCATCCGGATACTTTCGCCTTCGCGCTTGTTCTCACCCTTGAGCCGGAATCCCGTTGCCTCCACCTCGCGCGCCGACACATTCGTCTCGGAATATGCCGGGTCACTCGCGATGGTCATCTCAAGGACTTCCGATATCTTGTTCACATGGCGAATCAGCTCACCTTCCGCACCTTTCGTGTACGTCACATTCCTCGATTCGTCCGTCCAGTACGTGAAGGATGAGCCGGACAATTCGCCACGCTTCACTAACTCCAAAGCTGTCTGACCGTCTGAAGTATTCGGTGCCTCGAACTCGTACTTCACGCCAACTTCGTCCACTGATAACTTCAAGGTGCCCACACCCTTGTTTGACCGTGCCAACAATCGCTCCCTATTATGCCAGATGGTCATCTTGATGTCCATCCCCTTCAGTTCCTCTTCAGTGATGGCTCCCTTCTCAATGATTTCCCTGTATACGTCATAATAATCTGCGATTAACTTGGACTCCACACCGAACACGATGGCATATCCCTCGATAATCCGTCCTGTGCCTTCCTGCGCCTCACGGAATTTCGGCTGATACAAGCCATCACATCCATGTCTTATCTCTGCTTTTTTCGTATTCATTATATACTTTGTTGAACTTCTACACACTTATCTTACATACCCGTGTTTTAGCATACCTTTTACCCCTTACTGAGCTTCCTGTACGGCTTAATCAATGCCTCTAACGTGTATGGCACCAAGTTCTGACTCACGCTGGCCACCGGCTCTCTGTTCCTGTAAAAATTGGCTGCGGTCAACAATACCGCCACCTTCAACCGCGCCGGAAAATATTCCGCTCCAGGCTCCATCGTAGGATACTCGCCTTCCTGCTCTTCATATCCCATCTTCAGAAGTTCCGCATCCTTTCGCCGCGTGAATCGTACCACCGCATCCTCCGCCGCGTTGCCGTACAACGTGATCAGAGAATCCTCATCATCGAAGTCCACACGCATCTGCGCCTTCAATTCCTCTAATGTCACATACTTCATAAGTTGTCCTCCTCGATATATTCGGCCACAATACTCATGCTGCCTTCCTTCTTGTTCCTATTGGCTGATGTGATGCGGTAATTCTTGTCGTTCCACCGCAACCTGCACCGCTCTGTCAGTTCCTTGTTGTTGCGCATCGTGATGGAGATGGTCTTGGCCAACCACACTTCTCCGGCTGTCACTGCCTCATGCCCTCTCAGATATTGCACATTCGCCCAGACAGTGCTGCCATCGTTCCACGTCCTCGACTGCTCACCGAACTCACCTCTCACCACCACCGGATGAATGATGGTCACTCGTTCCTGCATACTCCCTGCCGTGATCATTCCTGGCCTCCTTTCTCCGGTGCCTTCGTCTCTCCGTTCAACTTCGCGCTGCCCAACGGAGCGAAGTTCACTGACAGATACACCTCGTCACCGCCTTCCACCGGCTCCTTGTCCACTTCGCGCCGGAGGTCATTCACCGTCACCTGACCGGACTCCAGGCGAGCCTTGTTCCACTTGGCCAGGCTATCGAGGTCCAATGCGTAGATTTTCTGCACATCGAAGTTGAACCGATAATCACCCCAATTGGCCGCGCCTACCAACTTGGCATTGAACTCGCGCTCAATCTCCGTCACAATCGGCTGCAAAGCCTCGGAGTAAAATTGGATATTCGACATCTCCGTGCTCTTGTAGTTGCTGTTGGTATCGTCCATCAACTTCGAAGGAGGCACATTGAAGAATCTCGATATCTCTCGGATGGTGAATTTTCTCGATTCCAGGAATTGCATGTCACTCGATGTCATGGATATCGGAGTCAACTTACCATCGCCTCTCACCGAGATAATATCATCGCCGTTGTTCAGGCTCGCCTGGATGTCTTCGGCCATCGATTCCATTTCCTCATCCGGAGCCTCGCCGAACCCCTTCACTGTATGGTCATTCTGGAGAATTGCCTTCCACCGTCCACCTGTGGCGAATCGTTTCTCTGTCTCTTTATCCGCTGTGGCCGCGATGCCCAATGTCACCGCCGCATAGTGAATCGTACTGAGGCCCCAATATCCTCCGTCATTACATGTATTCTTGATGTGGATGATGTCCTTCGCCTCGTAAGTGCCGCCAATCTTATTCGTCTCGTCATACACCGTGTACCGATTCGAATACTCATCATATGCCGTGCTTCCACCCTTCACCAACACCAGCTCTGTCACCTCACCATACATATTCCTCTTCGGCACGATAATCGCATTGCCCAGAAGAAGTACCTGCGCCACCACGTTCTTGAAAAATGTGAAGGCGTTCATGCGCTCATTCGGCTGCACCTGGATCAGATAATTCACTCGCGCGCCTGCACCCGTGTCATACAGCTTGAAGTAATTCCGAGCCATATCCTTGCGCTTATACTCCAACGTCAACACTGCCACTCCCGATGCAATCAGATTCACCGCTCTGTACACCGATGCAATCTTCATCGCGCGCTCCTTGGAGTTGACATGTACCACATTCTGCTGATACGCGCCCGATGACACTCTTGGAGGTGGAGTTGACACTTGGTCAGCCTCCTCCCTTCGAAAAATATTCCATATCTTCATCATATCCCAAATAAAAAATAGTGTAGAATGACTTATGCCCTTCTACACTATCCCCTAAAAACTTTAAATGGCTTACTTTTTGGCCTCAACCGGACCCGCATCCACGTACTTCACATTCCGCTTGTCCTCACGTTCTACCGGAAGACACTTAATCCCCATCTCCGCACACATCCGCCCCTCGAAGTAACACCCCACGCATCTTTCCTCGATGCCGTGCGTGTCCGTCTCTTCCAATATTCTTCCGTTATATATCATCTCTACAAAAAGTATTCGTTACACTTAAATCCCTTCCTTGGCTCGAACTCCTTAAAATCACATACCGCAAATATCTGATGTTTCATGGCCCATTGTGCCATATCCTTCTGCCATTGCGGAATGACCTGATGCGGATTGTTGACGTCCCTAAACGGCTGCGCAACCACTTGTACATTCCTCCCCCCCCCCTAAAATGAGATATCCGGCTGTATGCCTCATCAATATCGTCATTGATCATCGTGTACATCAAGTAATATGCCTCCTTGCCTCTATACTTGTCAATCATGCGCATCGCCCGTTCACACTCCGCTATCTGCGCCGGCGTATCACATCCGAACCGGATATACTTCATCCATCTCACCTTTGCCAATAATTGCGCAATCTCATCTGTGACCCGTCTCGCATCCAACGCTTGATTGAAGTCCACACGATATCGATTCCTCACAATCTTCTCTATCTGAGCCAACCCATAGTCAGAGGCCAGAATGTTATTGTCCATCAATATCAGATTGGTCCTTCCGCCTTCCGCAATTTCTTCCACGTCTCTGTACGGCCTTACCGGACCCTCCTTCTTCGGCACCACACACCACTTACACTTGTTCGGACATCCGCGTGTTAAGAATCCGTATGCCGTGCGCTTGTCCACGTTATAAATCGAATAATCCGGATTCATGCGCTCAATCTCATCCGGAAGTTGCGATGTGAGGCTATATCCCGTACCTCCCTTCACTACTTCACACGGATATATCGATTTATCGTCCTCCGTGAAGGTGAATATCTTCGACTTATACACTCTGTCGTACCTCCCGAACAGAGGATTCGCCCATTCCACCTCATCGCCCTGGCTTTTATGGAAGGCCGCTACTTTCATGAGCGCATAATTCGGGAAATGCCCTCCATCCACATCTAAAAGTCCTATTTTCATACTTCAAAACTTTTTATCGTTCATAATTATACATTGCTCCGATGGTCATCAGCATCGTGATGGCACCGTCTATTTTCTTGGTCTGTTCCGCCTTCATTGGCTTCTTGTTTTCCATCCTATCAATATCCACCACACAGTTGGTCAGACAGAATACATTGATAGGATTATCATTCATCATGATTCTTGGAGGATCAGAATACGCCAACATCTCCATCGACTCCACCGCAAGGTTGAATGACCCGTATGTCTGGCTAAACGGCTTCAACACCTCCCTGGCACCTACCGCCGCCAAATCATTCGTCAAGTCCTGCGCCTTGTAACTATCATAGGATATCACGATTATCTTCACCTTCTTCGACCTCCGGAGGATGTCTTCTCTGATCATCTTCGTATCAATGCGCTCGCCCTTGCATATCTTCAAGTACCCTGCCTGCGCCCATGTGTTATATAAATCTCGATTCACATGATTTTCCATGCTGCCTTCCGGGAAATAATACTCCGTATGGCAATAAAACATCTTTGTCTTCGAGGAATACACCGTGTACGTCACCGCCGAGAAGTCATCCTTTACTGATAAATCGAAGGCCACCGAGCACTCCAGGCCCTTCACCTTGTCGATATCGAAGTTGCCCGTTATCCTTCGAGCCTCATCCGCCGTGAACCACCTCTTCGCCTCATTAATGCAGAAGATGTTCAGAAGTTTCGTTCGGAAGGCTAACATATCATCAGCCGTGCGCTGCGCATCCTTCCAGGCGTTCTCGTAGAATTCCTTCCGCACCGTCACTCCCATGTGTGGCTGCACTTTCTTCCACGTTTCCATGGAAGATTCCTCATCGTCAACATCCGGCATGAAGATGGATGCGAAGATGGAATCATCCTGCGATTCGCCACGGAGAATCTTGAGCACATATTTTAGTTCCTCGTAAAACGGTCCGTCAAGGACATCGCTCGCCGTTGTAATGATAATCACCAATGGCTCCAATCTCGTACCCATCGATGTCACCAACACATTCTTCAACTCCGCACCTGACTTCGTGCGCGTGTTCCTGGCCTGCGCATACTCGTCCATGATGACCGTGCTGGCGTTCAATCCGTCCAACGTCTTCGGATTCGAGCTTAGGCATGATGCGAATGCCTCACGTTTCTTGTCGATAAACATCACCGTCTCTCTGTTGACCCGGAAGTGCTTACCCCTCCTGTCCAGATCAGAGATGATGTTGCGTATTTCCTTGAAACAGATGCTTGCCTGCGTATAACTGTTGGCTGCCACATACGCCTGTGCATTGTTATCGCCAAACAGAAGATCATACACTGCCAATGATGCACTCGATGTCGTTTTACTGAATTTACGAGGGACAAACAGATAGGCCGTTCGCGTCAATCTGTATCCGTCACTCTTCCGGAATCCGAAGATGGAGGCAAATTGGAAGCACTGCACCGGCGTTAACTTGTACCGCTGCCTGCCATTCGCCCCATTGAACCTGATGGCCTCGTAGAACCTAAAGAACCGAGTCACAGCTGCTGCATCCCAAGCGTAGTCTGACAGAAGACGGAAGAATCGCTCCACTCCCAAGGCCTCATACAAGTTGTGAGCCTCCGGATGGTCAATGACACCTTCGATGTATGTCCAGATGCGCTCGTCTGTGTGGACCGCCTTCGCTGACTTCCACCTCGACTTCATGATGCGCATCCTTCCATACACCTCTTCCTTACATTTCCTCGCCTTCTGTCTCTCTTCCTCAATCATTCCTATCAAACTCCGTCATTTCGCCGCGCTTGTTATACTGAACTGTGGCCACCCTCCTTCGCTCGATGAGATAATCTTCCTTTGACTTCAATCGAAACAATACCGCCTTCTTCAGAAGTCCTGACACCATTAACTCATCCATCTTGGCTTGAGCCTCATCCTTCGTAGCGAGAAGGACCTTCATCTGTACCACTTCACGCTTCCATCTGTCCTTGTAGGCATCGTAATCAATCTCCCAAGTTATCAGATGGCCCTGATTGTTGTATTCCCTTCCATCTCTGATCATGATGCTGCACCTCCTTTCATGCGTATTCAATTAACTCACGTCTTATCTTCGCGCCTCTGATTATCTTCACCACCATCTTCCAAATGGCTCCGATGGCATTACTTGATGATGTCTGTATTTTCAGTCCATTAACTCGGACCTCACATGTCGACACCTTACGAGCCTTCGGAGTTACCACACGGAGCCAATATAATACCTCGGCTCCTTCCTGCCCGTTCGACTTCTTGTGTCTTCTGTCACAATAAAAGTCATTCGCCAGGTCCAACCTGTCAGGCCCGTAGAATGTGGTATCCATCCGTATCTCCTGACCATCCTTCACAATTACATTGTATGTGTCTATCATATTCGGCTTCTCTTCGGCTGCGTTCACCCACTCACCGACCGCCTTTCTGTCTCCTACTTTCATTTTCCTTTCGTTTTCATGATAATCAAACACTCGATCACTCTTCTTCCGATTCCATCCAACCGGAGGTGGAGGCAATTTACTTCGGAATTCTCCACTATACGCATTGAATTTTGTCATTATCCCTCCTTCCTTACGATTGATAACTCAGAGCCATCCGGATACTTGAAGGCCATTTTGAACATCTTCTTGCACCGCGCTGGCGGATTGATCGTGCGGCCATGCATCTCATTCCACAGAATGCAATGACCCTTCTGAGACCCTGGAAACATTTCAGTGCTTCCATTGGAGAAGAAGGCGCATGTGCCGCACGAACCTGGCTCATCATAGAACTTGAATCCATCAATGGTTATCATCCTATCATAAATTCCTTATACAGCTCGATGAACTGTCTGCCCACATAATCCGCAAGCTCCTCTGACTTCAACGCAAGGCGAGACCCGACAGCCGCACCCGAGAACGACCAGGCGTAATACGAGTTCGCAAAAGCGAGGCCCGAATACGACCCGTAAGCCGAACAACCGCCCCAAAGGAGGACCCTCTTTTTCTGTTCCTCTGACATCTTGGCTACCTCTTCATCTGTATACAGATTGAACCAAGGATACCATCTGAACTCGTCTTCCTTGAATGATGGCACCCATCCTTCGTTCAATGCTGCCACCACGATTCTCAACTTGATGTATGCCATCACATCACCTGTCAAGAAGTCCGTGTGCTCCTTGAAGTCATTGAACTCTCTCACCAGCTCATTTCCTTCGCCCAGGATACGCACTGCATCCTCGAAGGTCTTCACACGTTCTGTAATCGGCTTCACGTCTACCAACTTGTAAACTTCGCCTTCCTTGACCAACTCCTTGTTGTCAGGAATCTCAATTGTCACTGCCTTCATGTCTAAATTTTTTAGTTATTACTTAATGCGTTCATAAATTCCGTTAATCCGTCTTCTCCGTCCTCGTCCGTCTTACGTTCCTTGGAGTCCGTATTCATGCCCAGGGCCTTCAATTGGTCCTTAGCGACCTGAAGATAATCCTTCAGAAGGTTTTCCGCCTCGCTGATGTGCTCTCTCGTATTCCCTTCGCGAGATATCTCTATCTGAATCGCCTTGTGGTATGGATTGAACATCGTCTCTTCCTGGATCATCCGGAGGCGCACGACTGCCGTTGCTGCCAATTCCGCCTGCTGAGCCAATTCCGGAGTATACCGATTCTCCTTTTTGAGGAGCTTCACATAATAGTCCTTCTGATTCTTGATGCGCTGCCG